CGCCTAGATCTTTTTCTTTTTCCCTAATTACAGATGTCATCCTGGTTATCATGAAATCTTTTCCAAGGAGTTCGTCGGACATCCCAGAAATCCAGCTGATTGTGAGAGCTTCTACTTGTTTCCCTATGCCGTACCCAGCGTTTTGGTAGCGGACCAAACACTTGGTAAACCAATCGAAGATTTTACGGAATATATCTGGTAACTCCCTGGTCCCATAGATCTGGTAAGCCGCCACGAGAGCATTAAAGCGTGAGTAATACATATCCTTGAACATCAGGAGCTGATCATAGGAAATTAACCATGATGTTTCGTGTTCTGTAGGTATGATGAGAATCGTCGAGCAATCCGAATACCACGAGAAAAGTGGTGTAGACCCAGGCCGGACACGTGTGTCCGATCGAGACCACCGAGTGGAGATAGAATCCACCATCTTCTTAAGTGTGATCATCCTAGACCATTCCGGAATGGCATTCCGACTAGCTACACCGATACGGTGGAGCGAGTGTTCAGCCCCATGAGGCAGACCCCACTGGGTGAGACCACCATCGAACATCCCTGTGATGCGTTCTGCAATGGCGGCTGCGTTATCGATAATGTCTGTGTCAACGTTAGTTGGCAACAGTGATTCCATAAAATAATAGTCACCGGGATTCATAACATCAATGTCACGATCCTTGATCCGTTGAAGGTACTGATTGGCCGTACGTTGTTCATGCTGAGGGAATGGATAAGGTGGTGACTCACCAATACGTGTGGCACACAGGTTAGCGAAGAATTTGTCACGATTGTTGCTGATGATGGGAGAATTAAGAAACGTGTTAAGAAAGCTAGACATATTGGTATTGAATTACCGGTTTATTCAAATGTCAGGTATTTCGTCATTGTATCGAGGGAACTAAGAATAGTGACACTCAGTGGAGGGATCTGAGTTCGGTGATCAGCCATACACCCTAACCAAGGATATGGAAGTCAAGGGGCCAGTGTCAGTCGTCTTGCTCAGAATGTTCGAACTCCTCTAGTAGGTCAGCAATAGAACCCATTGTCAAAGTCTTAGTCTCGAAGGTTCGGGCTAGAGCAACTCCGGTTGTACTTTTTTCTTGGACATCCTGCTCCAGACGTGTCAGCTTGATAGATGTGTCTCTTGCTTCGTTGTAAAGGGATGTAACCATCTGGCGAGTGTCTATAAGTGTATCACGTATATACTCAAAGGCTTGGAGTGTCCCAGAGTTGGACACACCCTTAATTTTTGGAGGAGTCAGTCTATCCAGGTCTGTTTGTGACACCGACCCATTGTCAGCCTTCTTCATAACAGCTCTCACTACGTATGCAATCGATAGGAGCTCCTGGAACTGTGATGCCCTCAATACCAGTTCACCTAGGGATGCTTCACTCTGGTCAGACATCTCCGCAATGGCATGCCTTGCAGATTTGACTGATAGTTGAGTCTCTTTTGTGCTGCGTCTAACCGGGCGCTGAGTCGCCAGCCTAATCAGAGACATGGTTACGTTGCTGGCCTGCCTAGGCTTCTTCGTTAACAGCTCGTTCCGGGAGGAGGACCCTGGTCCAGTGCAGAATTCCTTCGCTAGGTGCCGCTAGTTGGAGGTAGCTGAGTGTATTCTGATGCCAAGTTATGTGTTGGTTTAGTTAAATCGGTTTCCTCAAGGGGAAGATATGTGCGTGACCGACCTTAGGTGGATTTCCTTAGGTGGTGTGTTTCTTAACAGTTCGGTCTCTGCGGAATAAACTCAATGCGTTCTTCATCTCAGGTGAAGTTTCACTATCTTGCTCAGACAGGATGTGACTATGGTTGAAGGTCGGGCCGTAGTCTACAGCATCCTCATTGTTGGTTCTGTCAGCAGGAAGATCAGTCGCT